ACATAAACAAGATTCACGACTTTGTCGGCCCCGAATGAAATGTCGACGCCGCGATACGGGTAGTTCGTGCCGTCATCGTGGAAGTCGGCGACCGGTGCCGAAAGGGTGTTGCCGATCCGGTTCTCAAATACCAAGACACCGTCACGGTCGATGAACAGCCGGCCGCGTTCGGCGTCGTTGACGAGCCGGAGGTAGTCGAGGACGTTTTGTCCAAGCTCGAGGTCGTAGGTGTGGCCGCCTCCGCCTCCGCCGGTGTGGCCGCCGAGCTCAACGGTGCCGGTCGCGATGGAGCGGGCCGAGCCGGTCGGATAGTTCACCTCGGTGAGATCCAAGATGGCTTCGATGCGGGCGCCGGTCAGCTCCTGGTCGATGTGGACGTCGTCGGTGACGGTTTGGGCGAGCAGATAGAAGTCGTCGGACGCGGTGACGGTGACCGAGTCATCGCCGTCGAGTCCGAAGTCGTAGTCGAAATCGGTGATGCGGCCGACGAACAGCAGCTCGGCTTCCCGATACAGGCGCACCAGACGCATCGGCGCTAGGCCAGGTTTGTCGTTAGACGGGTCGTAATACGGCGAATCGGTCGCAAACGGGTTGAACACGCCTCCCGCGGCCGTGTCGTCGAGCACGAAGCTCATCGAACCGGCGCCGAACTGGTCGGCAATATCGCGTCGGCCTCGACGGATACGGATGCTCCTGGCGCCGTCGGTGACGTCAGCGAAGTCGGTGACGCCGTCCAGAACGAACGTAGTGCCGTCTAAAACGCCGCGTGTTGCATCGTCTAGGCGGAACCCTCTGACGGGTGCACCGGTGTCGATTTCGAGCGTGTAATCGCCACTCTGGACGATCGTCGCGGTCATAGCCGAAGAACGCCGATGTTGGCGCTACCTGACGTCCGGTTGTATTTGCGGATGCTGTCGACGACGACCTTGCCGATCTCCTCTGATGGTGTCGGCGTGTTCACGTTCACGGTCACGTTCTGGATCGCGCCGGACGGTGCTCGAGTGATGCTGGCGATCGGCGTGATCGTGGTTGAAGCACTTGGGCCGGCGAGTCCGCCGGTGGTGATGCGTTCCTCAAATGCTGGGCTTGGGATGTAGGTGGACGCGGGTGCTCTGCCTTCCACGACGGCTCGCACCTGGTTATAGGCATCGATCACACGGCGGGCGCTAGAGATCGCGGCTTCAATGTTGCCCGCGTCAAACTTGATTTTGAGGCCTTTGGCAAACGCATCAGTCAACAGGTTGAAAGCGTCGAGAGTGTTGATTAGTTCGCGTTGCAGGTCGCGAAGTGCTTGGTCTTGTTCGCGTGTTGTGAGCTCTGAATCGATGAGAGCGTCGCGATAGTTGTCGATCGCGCGCTCAAAGTTTTCGATTTGGTCTTCGCGGTCAAGTAGCGCGAGCATGTCTTCAAGCGCGGGGTTGAGTTTCTTGACTTCTTGGAAAACGTCGTTGATTGAGCCGGCTAAATCAAGTTGTGCTTTGGTGGCGTCGATTGCTTCGTTGATCAAATCTTCGACAGATTTGGCAGTGTTATCGAGCTCGGGGTACATGTTCCCGGCTTCTTTGCGTGTCTGATCGATGGTTTGGTTGAAGTTTTCCCATTCTTCGTTTGCGCCCATCGTTTTCTTTTGCAACCACGAAATGGCGTCTGACAGGCCGTTGATGCCTGGGAGCAAGATGCGGAATGTGCGGCTTGCTTTGTCGCTCGCTCGCTCCAGGGCGATTAGCGCGCCTGTGAATGCGGCGACGGCGACGACTGGAAGAACGACTGCGCCGACAGCGGTGTTGAATGCCCATTGTGCGGCTGTCGCGATTGCCGTGGTCGCGGTGTAGATCTTCATGCCAATGTTGGCGACGACGATGGCCGCGGACAAGCCGCCGATGGCGCCGGCGGCGATGATGATGATGTCTTTGTTTTCGGCTGCGAAGTCCGAGAACTTGATGAGCATCGGCACGAGCGCTTCGACGGCTGGCAGGAGCGCCATGCCGATCGATTCGGAAGCCTGCGAGAAGGCAACTTTCATCTTGTCGGTCGAGTTAGCGGTCGCTTCGGCGGTGCCGCCGACCTGGTTCTCGATCTCCTCAAGGATCATGTTCTGCGCTTCGAGCACTTGGCCGGATTCGACGAGGGTGCGGATCTGATCCTGTTGGGCTTCGGTGAACTGGATGCCGGAACGGCGCAGAGCGGTCAGGCCGGCGATCGGGTCGTTGAGTGCTTTGCCGAGCTGCTTGGCGTTGTCGGTGACAGATCCGAAGCCGGCGGAGGCCATGTCGAGCGTGAGCTGTGTGGCGCGGTCGAACGCGCCTCCGACCTCGTCGGCGCTCGACGCAATGTCCTTGAACGTGAGCAGAAGCGCCTGAGACTCTTTGATGGTGTTTTGGTTGACACCGGTCAGGCGGGCCTGCTCGTTTGCCAAGTTGACGAGGCGGTCGGTGACTTTGCCGGTTTCGTCGCCGAACAGACCCATCGAGGTCGCGATCTGCTCGATGCGGGCGTTCGCTGTGGCGGCCTGCTCGCCAGCAGCGACCATCTTGGCGCCAGCTACGGCGAGGCCGCCGAGGGCGGCGGTGGCTGGTACGAACGCTTTCTTGAGGGCGAACGCGGTCTTCTGGCCGGTCGTTTCGAGGCGCTTGAACTCGGACATGGCCTTCTTGAGGCCACGGTTGTTGAACTCGCTAACGATTGGGACATTGATCGCCATTAGCGCAGCTCCTCGTTGATTTGTCGGCTCATATCGTCAATAGCCGATCTTACGCCGCGAACGACCTCGGGCATGTGCCGTTCAGCGGTCGGCCACATCACTCTCGAGGCCGGAGCTAACCGATCTAGGCGGGCGATCATGGCGCGGCCTGACGGGCTATTACCGGAGCTCTTGCGGCCAGCAATGTCGAAGATGACGCCGGCGGCGCTGGTCTGGCGGAGGGTGAGCAGCGGGATAGTGTCGCTGTTGCGGGCTTTCGATCCCTTGAATGACACTTTGACGTTGCGCTTGACGGTGGCGCCGTCGTAGCCGCCGCGCCAAGTTCCCCAGCCAGACAGCGGTGAAGCGCTCGGGAAGAGTTTCTTGGCTTCGGCCTGCATTGGCTTGGCCGCGACCTTCATGCGCTTGATCGTTGTCTTGCGCAGCTCAGGGTCGACTCGGCGCAGGGTCCGAAGTGTGTCGGCCAAACCGTTCACTTCGACTTTTGCGCTAACGCCTGCCATTTGCTTTCTTCTGTTCCTCGATCACATCAACCACGGTGTTGAGGTCTTTGAGATCAAACTCGATGTGTTGGGGCCACCAGCCGACGGCCACCAGTAGCTCGGCTAGCTGGCGTCGTCTGGTTCCCCTCGGGTAGGGCGCTCGTCACTTCCAACGACCTCGAGGCTGACGATCTTCTTGATGAAGTCGTCGAACACGGCCGGAACCGTCAGCTTCTGCTGGCGCATGGATTCGTATGCCAAATATGCAAGATCTTCCATGCCGGCCGCGGTCGCCATTTGTGACGCTTTGGTCTTGTATTTGCGTTCCCATGCGACGACGGCCCACAGGTTCGTTGAGATGTCCTGGGGGCCGTCGCCGATGTCGACGCGGATGGTCATGTTCATCTAGGTGCCTCCTAGTTGGTTGGATGAACTGGGATCAGCTGGTGGCGCGGGTGAGGGCGCCGCCGCGAAAGGTGACGTCCATCGTGGGGAGCTCTCCGACGCCGCCGTTCACGGGGGTGACGGACTCGAGGTAGCAGCCGGTGAGCGTGTAGGCGGGGTTTGAGGTGCCAGCCGTCGGCGAGGTGGTCGGGGTGACCACGACGTCGAAGTTGGTGCCGGCGAGGCTGTTGAACTTCTCCTCGACCTCGGACGTGCCGTAGGCGATCATGAGGGTCGCCGTGATCTCGTGGTTGCCGAGGCCCTTCACGAATTTGCGGGCGGTGTCGCCGAACGCGGTGGACTCGAGCGCCTCAAAGCTCTCGGTGACGGTGATGGTGTTGACCTGGTCGCTGAAGTCGACGGAATCGACGGTGAGCGTGGCCTGGTTCAGCACGACGGTGGTTGCCATGTTTCAGTTTCTCCTGGTAGCTAGCCGGACGGTTAGATCATAGGCGGGGAGCTGCTGTTCCCCGATGAGAGCGATGCTAGGCGTGCCGGCTGTCACGGCGATGTCATTGCTCTCATGGATGGCGTCGACGACGGTCAGGATGTAGTCGGAGGCGTCTTGGTTGCCAGGTGGCGGCGCCAGGACTCTCAACGTGAACGTCATGTCTGCGATGTTGGTGTTGAAACCTGTGAATGTCGGCAGCTCGATGAAAACGGTAAGCGGCCGTGCGTTTCGCGGGTCGGTGACCGGCTTGTAGCCGAGCGCGGTGATTGCGGCTTTGACCTGTGCGATCGCCGAGATGAAGATGCCGGAGGCGGCCATTAGCCGACCTGCGGTCTACCGACGCCTAAGAGCTGCAGGATGCGGCCGTAGGACGCGATCGGCTGTGTGGTGCCCATCTGATCGAACGAGGCGTAGCCGTCGACTGAGCCGCGCTCACGGTACAACGTGGCGCCGTACATGACGGTGCCGAGCTTGACGGAGCCGTCTGGGACGGTTCCTAGGCTGTCGAAGTAGCCGGCCGAGGCTCGTCGGCGGTAGCACCAGGCGTTCGCCGCTGAGACACAGGTTGCTATGAACGCGGTGTCGTTTGCGGTGGCTGAGTCAATGCCGAGCCATTCGCTGATGTCGTCGGCGTCGATCCAAGTGCAGGTCGTCGAGTATGTGACGGTGCCGGTGGCGCTGTCACGGGCGACGTTGTCGCCGGCGTCGATGAAGATGGCTTGGTTCGGGTAGTAGACATCCCAGTCGAAGACGAGGTCGCCTTCGTCGGTGATGTCGATGAGCTCGTATGTCTCGGTGCTGATGACGGTATGGGTGCCGTCGAACGTGGCGTCTGACGCCGACGAGATGACGATGTCTTGTCCGACCTCGATCTCTGTGTCCTCGAGCACCTGCACCACGGCATAGCCATCGATACGCGTGAGGTGCGTGATCGTGTAGCTAGCCATGATGCAGGTGTCTCAAGTCAGGGGGGGATCAGACGAACGCGGCCTTGACGTACCGGTTCAGGTCGAGCATCAGCGTGGCGAAGTAGCCGAGCCACGAGATGTTCGTGCCGCGGACGGTGGCGTCCTGCACGCGGAGGAAGCCCTTCTGCTGCTCGAAGACCTCGAAACCGACGGTGTCGCCGAGGATGATGGTGCCGTTGCCGGTGTTCACGAAGTTCGTGTCGACGACGACCTGCAGACCGAAGGCGGTCATGTTGGTCGAGCCAGGCGTCATGGCGCCGTAGGCGTTCATCGGACCGACGGTGGGGAACAGGGGACGACCCTGGCCGTCCTCGAGCTTGCCGAGGGCCTCCCAGTTCTGCGCCGAAAGGAACAGGTGGGTGGGGAGGTGGCCGCCGTTGCCGGCGTTCTCGAGGATGTACGCGGCGTTCGCGTAGAGCCAGGAGAGCCACTCGGTGGCGTCGGTCTTGCTCGCGGCGGTGAAGTTGCCGGTCGTGGTGGCGCCGGCGACGAGGGCGTCAGCGGCGACGTTGTCGGTGGTCTGCGAGTAGACGCGGCCCATGTCCTCGAGGATGAGGTTGATGATGTTGGGGTCGCTCCAGTCGGAAACCTGCTCGGAGACGGTGACGTATCCGCCGTAGCTGGCCTTCGTGACCTGGTTCTCCTGCACCTGGAACTCGCCGGCCTGAAGGGTGGCGAGCTCGGAGCTCTGCGCGGCCATCGAGGTATGGGTCGAAACCGACGGGCGGATGAACACCTTGCCGGAGCCAGGCATGGCCTTGACGCCGAAAGCGTCGACCACGGGGCGGTCAGCGAGGTAGCTGTTGTAGACCGGACCGACGATCGGCTCGGGGAGCACGCCGTCGTTCGAGGTCGTGGTGACGTCCGGCGCGGCGGCGCGGATCTGATCGTTCATCTGGTGCCAGCGGTGGCCGCCCTCGAGGGCAGCTGCGATCCACTCGGAAGCGGACGGGAGCTTGAACTCCTTCTTGGCCGTGGCGTAGATGGGGGCGGTCGGCTCGGCCGGCTTGGCGGCCTCCACGACCTCGGGGGTGATGTCCTCAGACACTTTGTTCTCCTGTTCAGGGTTGGGTTCGGGGGTGTCGGGGGTGGCCTCCGCTTCTGCGGCGGCGATCTTGGTGATCTGGGCGCCTGCGAACGCCGGCTTGTAGACGACGCTCAGCTCCTCCCAGTTGGCGGCTTTGACGACCATCGTCTTGCCGTCCATTTCGTAGTCGGTGGCTTCGATGCCAACCGAGACCGAGTCGAGGGCGCCCATCTTGAGCAGTTCGACTAGGTCGTCGCCGGCGGCGGTCTTGGCGATTTGCGCCT